TACCCTTAACGAACTTCTTGTGCATGAACCGTTGCAGGAATGGACGGATACGTACACTCTCTGCGTAGTATGTGTCACCGTCAGGTACTTCTAGTTTGTATGTGCCACCTGACACAACCTCTAGCTTTACCTTCTTGCCACCCATATCCTGTTCACCCATGATAGGTGAGTGATTGATACGCAAACGTGCAAGTGTACTTGACTTGCTACCTTGCGGTGCTGCATCTGCACCCATGCCCATTGCTTGAGCCATTGCGTTGTAGTTACTAGTGTCTATTGTTGTTACTTGAGTCATGTGTAAGTCTCCTTTTTGTTTTCACGAATCGTAGTTATATCATGCCACATCTTTTGTGTCAAGCCAGTTTGGACCAATCTTTGCCTCTAATAATAGAGGTATATTAAAGTCTATGTCCCACTTGCGATTGACTATGGCGATCAGCTTATCATTAGCTGCTCGTATTACTTTTAGTACTGTCTCCTTTTCTCTTGGGTGTACATCAATTACTATTGAATCGTGTACTGTGTTTACTACACAACTGTGTAGCCTGTTTGCTGTTAGTAACTTATCTATGTATATCAGAGATATAGGTACTATGTCAGCCGTTGCGAACGATTGCACAGGATAATTTTTTATCTGTGTGAAATATGTCACACCACCATAACGTCTACGTTGTACGTCAGGGAATGCGAACTCACGTCCAGATGGTGTAGTTATCTTGCCTGTGTTTAATGCCTCTTTAGCTAACCGTTTGTGCCAAGCAGCTATACCAGAATACTTTGTCGTAAACTGTTGGTAATATGCCGCTTCTGCCTGTGATCTACCAAAACCACTAGCACCATACAGAGGTGCAAAGGTATGTGCCTTGGCTTCTTGACGTGACATGGGTTGACCTGCATCACTGATAACCTGTGCGGTGTAACTGTGTACATCAAAGCCCGTAGTAACCTCGTCAATGGCAGTCCTGTCCTGTGACAAGAATGCAGCCACACGAAACTCAAGTTGAGCAAAGTCAGCTTCCATTATCTGCCCACCTTCCCATCGTGATACAAACACTTTCTTCACAGGGAATGTACCACCACGTGGCATGTTCTGCATGTTGGGGTCTGCACCAGACAAACGACCTGTGCCAGTACGATGCTGCAACAAACGTACATGCAACTTACCGTCACTCTTTACGTGTGTGGCAATGCCCTCTACGAAGCTGCTAAGATATGTATCTACGGCAGACAGTCTACGTACACTACGTAGGAACAACTCTGCTTCCTTCATGTTCTTGGAACGTGCAATACCCTCAAGAAACATAAGGTTTTCTTTGCCTGTGCCAAAGCCATTAGCACTTACCCACTTAGATGTAGGTGCAATAAACTTTAGACCTGCAATGGTAGTAGAGTCACGATACATGTAGCCAGAGGCATCACATGTGTTACACTTGTTTGTTCTGGCAAAGGGTGTGCCATCTTTCTTGGTCTTTCTGATCTGGCCTGTGCCATAGCAGTCAGGACACTGGTATGCCTTTTGCTTGTACAAACGTTGGCTATGTGCATTGACTGTTCCACGGTAGTCAGAGTCAGACATACGTTCATCGAATAGGTCTGCCCACACCTTCTTGTCGTGGGGTTTACGGCTGTAGATAACCCAAGACAATTGCTCTGGGCTGTTGAGGTTGATAGGTCTGTCACCCATGATGTCAGCAACCTGTTCCTCAAGTGCAATGAGAAGCATGTTACGTTCTTGCTCAAACTCACCACGTACTTCCATCAGTGCATCCATATCTACTTGAAATCCACGTTGATATATACGTGCAAGGTGTAATGCAAGTTGATTAGTCAGCTTGATAGTTGGGATAATCGTATGGCAAGCAGCATACTGACCGCCCAGATTATGGTACAACTGTTTCGTTGCATGTAGGTCAGCAGACAGGTACTCTGACAACTCCGCATGATCCATGTCACGTACAGACTTACCATCCTTGAGCCATGCCTTGAGACTATCTTGCTTCTTTGTATCAAGGTCATACCGTTCAGCACAAGCCTCAAGGGATAGTGGTTCTTTCTGCCCACGTTGCAGTACATACTCACCAAGCATGGTGTCAAAGATTTCACCGTCATAGGTAAAGCCCGACTCCCATAGCCATAGTAAATCATGCGGTGCATTGTGTGCTATAAGTAAATGGGCAGCATCTAGTTTATCTTGTACTATACGCCGCCCATCTTTGGTAGGTTGTTGCTCTGCGTGATCGAATGTTACAATAGTTTCGTTCATGTGATCATCCAGCATACCCACCATAACTAATGTGTTGGTTGGTTCAAACGGATCAAGGTGCAGCTTGCCGTTACGTTTTGTTACTGTGTTTTCTACGTCAAGGGTCAGTATCATGTTGTCTCCTAGTCTAGTTCGTCTAGTATTTCTACCTCTTTTCCATAAACGTTGTCAAGAGAATTATGAAAGTCTCTGTCTTCTGCGAAGTTTTGTATCGCAGTTACAACATCATCAACAGATAGTTTGTGTTTCTTTATAGCATTAGTTATACGATTAACATCAATTGCACTGGGCAATTCAAACTCTTCTAGCTCTTCCGTTATATAACTTTTAGCTTCTAGTACTTTATCTTTCCATTCTTTAATAGACATTAGCTTTTCTCCTTTGCTCGTTGTCTTTCCTGTTCAGTCATCGGTCTTATATAAGATAGTACCTTGCCTGTGTTCCACCTAGCTGCTTCCTTTTCAGCTTCATCTAGTGAGTCAAACATCCACACATCTGTAGAGTATGTCCACGGATTTTCTTTTCTTACTAAGGTGTACTCACCTTTTTCTATTTCAATCTCTATTACATATGGCATTACTTAGTCTCCCTATCTCCAAAAATGTAAGGCCAATAAAGTTCTTTGGCATCAGCCCATGCTGCTCTCATACCGATTATAAAACCGATAGTGCCTGAACAAACTGCGATACCTGCTACTGAATATAGTTCTGCTTCACTCATCTTGTTTCTCCTTTTCTGTTTCTAACCCTGCCTTAACCAGAGCCACAAAGCCTACGTTAAATATAGCTGCAAATGTTTGTGGATCACACTCTACTTGAAGAGTAGCCGAGCCATCTTCATGTTCTTCTATCTCTACTATTTTTACTTCAATCATCATCCTCTCCCTTTAGCTAGTGCCATCCATGACACAGGGAATAGCTCATGCATCTTAACACTGATCTGATTAGCAACCTCTTGTGTCTCAGCTTGAGTGTCACTGGCACAACGCAGTAGGCACATATCAGAGAAGGCATCCAATGACCCTGACCAGTACCACTCAGTCATAGTAGACTGTGGTAGTATCATACGTGCTTGTTCTGGGCAGACCTCATTACGGATAAGTAAATCATATAGGTCATAACATTTGTGATGCCAACCTTCTATAGTTTCTTTCATATCGTAGTGGTTTATATCAAACTCGTGATATTCACCCCAACCAGAATCCTCTAATTCAGTGACCTCTATATCACTCGACCCTTGTTTTTTATCGTCACTTCGTTCACGCCATATTTTAGGCTCGTAAAATTTAGGATCGTCATCTACATACCTACGGCTAATCTCATTCCAACGCAGGAACTTATGCTTGACCAACTGCCTAGCTACAAACATTGGAGCTTTGACATGGAAAGTAGCAAAGCAGTGACCAAAAGGTGATGTATGTTTGTGCTTTGCTAAGTAGTATACTAACTTGGTGTCACGATCAGACAGGCCAAACTCCTGACCGATAGAAGGGTGTTTCCAATCACTCTTCTTACCAAAACTAACTCTAGCTGCATTAACGACAGACAGATCACTGCCCATGTGGTCTATGTGTGTTGCTTTAATCATGCTACGTACCTCGCAATCTTGTACTCTAGGTCTGTATGTACAATGCCATGCCACCCAGACAGTTTGTTCTTTACCACATTGATGTGGCGTTGATTGTCTTCTTCCTCTTGTCCCTCTACAGTGGGGTTCTTAGAGATCATCAGCATCAGGTCAGCCTCTGCTGCCTTACCTGTTCGTGATCCTTCCATCATGGCTTGGTTGAGTACAACCTTACCCTCTGCCTCTGCTGATAGCTGAGACATGTAGAACACTGCACACTCTTGTTGCTTTGCAATCTGCCTAGCATGTACAGCATTAGCCTTGAGTGCTTCGTCAGGACGTGAGAAGCCACTAGTACGGGCAAACTTATCACCCATATCAAGTATCACAATGTCAGGCTTGTATGACTTGCATACAGACTCAACCCAGTTCATGTCACGACTAGTCGCATCCTTGAACATGATCTTGTCACGTATACGGTTGAAGATAGACAGTGCCTCTTGCTTGTGCTTCACAATCTCGAACTTGTCCAATCCAGTAGCTGCCGTGATATAACGATGGGCAACACGATGGTATCCCTCTTCGTTACACAACACAATAACACGTGCGCCCTGCCATGCAAAGCCATTCGGACCTGCTACCAGTGAGGCGTGGAAGGATGTCTTACCAGTGTTAGGTCTAGCACCTACCTCAATCAAGTGTCCTGCATTGATACCCTCTACCTTACGTGTAAGGGTAGGGATGTTGAACGTCCACTGTGACTCAAGGTCGGTCATGGCAAGGATAGTATCAAGGTTGATGTCTTCCCAATCAATACGCAGGTTAGGTGTGAAGTCATCACCATACTGCTCAAGCATATCACGTAGTGGCTCAAGGCTAGACTTGCTACCATTCACGTAGTCAAAGCCAAGGTTAGCAATGTCCTCACCAATGACCTGTTGGAATAGCTTGGATAGTACCTCTTGTGCTATGTCACTGCCCATAGGCTGCTCCTTCTGTACCTGTTGGAACAGATGGCTGTATGCTTGCTTCTGTGCGGTAGTGAGGGTTGGGTTGTTAGCCATGAACAACGCCTCAATCTCCGCAGGTGTTACGGTACGTTCATAACGATCCATAGCAGTGTCGATGGACTGCTTGATCTTACGTACATCTTTGCTGAATAGCCTGTCGGGACAACGTGCGCCACGATGCTCATCATAGAACTCTTTGTCCATGAGGCTACGTATTAATGATAATTCCATGTGTCAGTCTCCTAGTGTTGTAAGGTTATCAAAGTCGGTAGGGTTTCTGTATTTCAAATCGTCAGTCAAGTACAGTATCTTTACTGTCTCAACGTGTTGTCGTAAGTCTCTTGCGAATTGCAATGTCTTGGGTAAAGCATCGGGGTCTAATGCAATTATTGCTGTTGAGAACTGCGACAAGTACCTCTTGTGTCCAGTGGACAATGATGTACCCAACACTGCGACCCCGACATATACACCACCATCACCTACAATAGCAGCACTCACGCAGTCCTCAACAACTACAGCCGTTTTACCACACCCATGAGCATATGGCAAGCTACTTTTTCCATATCTCTTCCATTTAGGTATACGTTTACCTAGTGATCGGCCTGTGGCATCGACCATAACATTGTTGTGTACAACAGGGAACACCACACGATGTTCCTTCACGTCATACAACAACCCTAAATCTTGTGGGTCTATAGCCCACTCATCACAGAAAGGTTTGAGCTTCTTGGTATCACGTACAAACCAATCAGGCTTTGCGAAAGTTGCAGTGTGTGTCTCTTCTGCAACACTACCCAAAGACTTACGTATGTCTTCTGCACTCAGGGTAGTACGTGTACCACCAGATGCAGTGCAACTAGCCTTGTAACAATTCCATACGATAGAACCCATGTTGTTTGTAACAGTAAAAGTATTCTTAGTATTACATACAGGGCATGTCATACGTTTAGTCTCACCATTAACAAGTGATAAGTCACTTATAATATCTTTTATATTCATAGTATATCACTTTCTATGTTGTTCGTTCCACTCAAGGATACACTTATGTTTCTCTGTGTCAAGGCATTATTTGCACTTGCATACGAATGCTTTAGATAAGGCTTAACAGAAGAGATATGATTGTGTCCTGTCACCGACATGATCTGGTTGATTGGTACACCTTCCTTGTCCATCTGTGTTACTCCTGTCCTACGTAAGTCCATAAGCCGTAGCTCTTCGGGTAGTTTAGCTAGTCGCATAACCCTTCGACCTACCTTTGACAATCTTTCCATAGCATATGGATTGTATGTGCCATCAACAGGCCGTGGGTGTGGTGCTACGTAAGTCTGAAACCCAAAGTCTTTCTTCTGTTCCTTGAGCATGTGCAACAGGCCATCCGATATGGGCAGGGTTACATCTGCCCTACGTTTACTCTGTTCCAGTTCAAGCATACTGTTATCAAAGTCTACGTTGTCCCACGTTAAGGTACGCATGTCACCCAGACGTTGACACCACTCGTATGCCATGTGAACAATCAAGCCCACATTTCTGTACTCAAAGTCACTGTATGCAACGTCAAGGAACTTGTTCACCTCACCGTGTGACCACACCACCTTGCGTTGTTCTGGTGACTTACGTTTGATGTTTGCCCAAGGATTGTACGTAGTGTGCTGCATATCAATGGCATAGTTGTATACCCTACTGGCACATGTTGCCGCATGATTGGCAAAACTTATGCCACGTTTGACCCACTCTTCATATGCTTGCTTTGCAACCTTGGCGGTAACGTACTCATACTTACGCCACCCCATTGTCTGGTGCAGCACAGTGAGAAAGTACCTATAATCTACTTTAGTTGTATCACGTAAGGCATTGAAGTCATTGGACATATAGTAATAGTTAATCAGATCAGTCACCTTGCTGCTTGACTTTATTCGTACAACTTGTGCTTGTTCTTCACGATACGTATCAATCGCCTTGTTATGTTCACGTGCGATCTTGCGTACCTGTTTTAAGTCACATCCATATTCCTCACGTTTGACCACGCCCTCATTTACAAGGTTCTGTGGTGGGTTGAAACGGTATGAGATGTCACCCGTAGGTGACACTCGTTCTTGTACATATCGTGGCAGTTTAGGCACATTTATCTCCTTCGTAGCAACTTAACATTAGTAGTTCTTTTTCTGGCCTATATGTTACTCTACTTTTTACCCAAGCAGATTGTTCAGCAGCCTTTCTAATCTCAGCTACCATAGTGGAACTTAGCTCTGCCAATTCATCCTCATCCCAATAGGGCATACGCAGAGGCTTTTTGTATTTTTTCTTCAGCCAACCCTTTATGTACTGCACACGTTCTATGACACTTAGCAACCTTAGATTACCCAATGCTGAATTACATTCAACACAAGATGGAACTTTATAAAACGACAGTTCTTTTTTTGCTTCTTCTTTTACTAAAGCTGTCCATGATATAGGCGGTATGTGATCTAGAACACACGCAGGTACACCACAATAAGTGCAGTCTCCATAACGATCACCCCTAACATCATAGAGGTGATCGTATACAAGTAAAGACGTAGCTCTATGGTTTTCGTGAGACATTTATGCAGCTTGTAGTTCGACAAACTTACTGTCAGATACCCACTTGCTCACCTCTTGCTCACGTGACCACATGCTGATAGCCTGTGTATCATTGCCAGTGTTACGTAGGTTGAACCCATTACGTTCATCAGCATACGATGCATAGTTGGTGAAGGCAGAATACAATGCCCACTTGTTGTGACCACGTTGTGATGCTTCATGCATGTACAAACTGTACATCTTTTCAGCCTTACGTTTGGATGTGATCATGCTCTCAAGCAATGAGCTTACATCTACATACTTTAGGCTAGTCTCAGCCCACACCTGCATCTTTGCAGCTTGCTCATAGAAATCAGTACGTGCTTTGGTTAGTTCATATATAAAACTTTCCATAGAAAAGTTAGATGTATTCTTCTTACGTACCTTGTCATAGTCACCACTGATCTGCCCATTGGTACAGAAGAAATCAATAGCACCAAAGTACACTTGGTTAGAGCATGACCCATCAATACCATGTAATGATATGATCCTGTTACCAATCTCTGTACTGTGTTTCTCTGTCTTAACAACAGTTTTCATGTTGGGTAGGGTGATGTCAAGCATAGCCCATGCACCGTCACGTGCAGTGCGCCAGTTCATACGGGCATCTGCTACTTCATGTGGGGTTAGTTCCTCAGTCACAGTGTCAAGGACACCACGATAGAAGTCACCGTGTGATGCACACTTGAAGCCTGTGCCTACGATACCAAGGTACTGACCTGTATCTGTATTGATGACGTACTTCTTGTCATGCATTTTAGTTGGTTCAAACTCTACACCAAAGTCAAGATGCTCTGGTACGTGGAATGTTGTTGTATCTAATGGCATTATTTATCTCCTTCTAACTGTGATCGTATATCCTCAAGCAACTTCTTTAGCTTACTTGAGTTTGCCATGCGTGTATTGGGAAGTATTTCCTCACACATCTTTAGTATTCTTAGGTTTAGTTCTTTAGTTATACCGTCACTCATCTGTCATACTGTTCCTTTCATACTGTCTAAGGCAACTGTGCCATAGTTATATAGTAATGTCCATGCCCTACTAAGGGGTGTTAGCTATTTGTAGAACAAGTGTGATCCAATTGTCACAGTATGTTCTAGTTCACTAGCCCAATAAGGACGTACATAATTTGCATGGTAGTGTGTAGCACCACCTGTCATGTCAGCAGCCTCACCACGTAGTACATCAGCAGCTACCATAGTAGCATAGGCCATAGCATACGCATCCCTTGGCTTGTCTGACTTACCGTCACAGTACCAACTGAACTGGCATGTACGTCCCTTACGATGCTGCGTCACGACAGAGCATACATCACTAGGGAATCGGTTACTTTGTACACGGTTCATAACAACATGGGCTACGGCATACTGCCCTTCCATGCTATCACTACGTGCTTCAAAGTATACGTTTAGTGCAAGGCACATAAGTATTGTCTCAATCATCTGGTTTCACTCCACACACGAACTATAATTTCGTTTTTAACATTCTTACAGAGTTGAAAGTTGACTCCATTCAAGTCACTGTTTTCATCTGTCAATAGTCCAACACAACAATCATATAGGTGATCTCTATCAATCCCATCATCATAATCATTCCACGCAGACCTTCGTTCAAAATATATAGGCATAGCTTATCCTTTCAGTGTCCATAATTACAACCCACTTTCCATATGTCACCATCTACTATACTGTGGCTATTATAAAAGCCACAACACCCAGACTTTTCAGCAGTAACAAAATCACTTTTGTGTAAGCTATCACGCACACGGTAAGCTCTACGATTATCAACACACCCCTCATCTGAAAGATGTATTGTTATTTGGGTTTCAAGATCGTCCCACACTTCTTGTGGTACATTAGTAAAACTTGCTCTATTCATAGCTTATCCTTTCGGTTTGGGTATAGGTAGACCTGACCAATCGTCACATGGATCATCAGGCTGCACTGGCTTCTGCTCCTGATGTGTAGACGTTAATGTATATACGTGTTGCATCGTGTAAACTCTCCGCATCTGATGACAGGCGTATCTCATTACCTGCATCTGCATATTGACCTAGCTTTTGTATGCTGATCATCTTATCGCCACGGCCTGACCGTCTAAAGAAGTTTACATTTACTTCTTCACCGTCAATGTACTCACCTATGATAGTAAGTTTGTTCCTGTTCTCAAAGAACTTGTCAGTATATTCCATGCCAAAGTCTTCCAATAGAAACTGTTGTACAGTTTTGTTGGCATTGATCTCTGACTTGTTTAACATACGTGGGGTTAGTATGATGTATGCATCTGGCATTGTCTGTTCCTTTCAGATTGTCCAACATTGGACGTTTACTGCACCGCCATTGGTGCTTCATGTATATAGCCGTAGTCACTGTATTCCTCTGCCTCATACTCTGCGACAGATACAAGTTCTACTTCTTTCTCTGGGTGAATGTGCTTCGCCATCAGCACTGCCATGCTGCAAGCACTAGCCCATCCATCAATGGCAGGGAAAGTATCATCAAGTGTGATGGTACTCTCCTGTCCACCAATGTCTAGGACTATTTCATATGCGTTAACTGTCAATTGCCTGTCACAGTCTCAGCCATAGCAGGGAATGCTGAACGTAGCTTCCACTCTGAGGTGTCCAACGCACGTGCATTGTCCATTGTCAGGTCAAACATTTCACGCATATTATTCTCTGCATCACGAATAGTTTTGTATGCAAGCACAATAGCATCACGTTGTTCTTGGGTTAGTTGATCAGCACAAGCATTCTTTTCAGCATTGGCTGCATCACGTTGCTCTTGCCATGTAGCTTGGCTATCTGCGATTTCTTCTGGTGTCATTGGTTTGTCTCCTTCAAGTGTTTCCATGCTACGTCAGTAACATTTTCTATTTGATAAATCAACTCCATAAAATCCCAATTCTCGTAGGGTGCATAGGTGTTTTCCTTTACCCACTGCTCTAGTGTGTTGTCAGACCAACCGTTCCAGTATTCGGGTAAAGGTGTGGTCAGAAAAGAACCCGACATTTCTCTAAGCAATTTATCGTATGTCATTAGTACCTAGCTCCTTCTGCATATACGTATGGCCTCATAATACGATTACCTTGGGACATACGGGGTTCAAGTGATAGCACTGCACGTTTGGCAGTGTGTACTGGCATCACATCTTGTACATCCACAAACGATGCATGTTTGTATGGATTGTACATTACAAGACTATAGTCATTGTACTCTGGATCAAAGTCATCAAAGTATGTTCCGACCATCTCACCACGTACAAACGCATGGACATTCTTTTTGCCCTCACGTAGTACACGGTTACGCCCTGCCTGACGTACCACAAACGTAGGATTGTCTATGTGTACTTTGTCAGTGTGCAGTACCACCCTGCCCGTCTTACATGAACGGACAGAGAATGTGTGTTTGTGTAGATTGAAGTAGACTTCAACTCTCATGGTTTATTATCCTTGTGCTGCAATTTGGTTGTCAACATCATCTAGCCACGTGACCAGTACCTTACGAGTACGCATTAACTCCGCACGTTCCATGTTGTACTTGCCCTTAATCAGGCCAAGGGTTTTCAACACGTTTACACGATAGGCGATACGGCTAGGGTACTCATTGAGTGCCACTGCAATTTCCTTAACGGTCATTGTGTCATACAAATCTACCAGTACCTCATCAATAGCAACGTAGTTGTATGTGTACTTACGTGCTTTCTGCATGTGGAAAGTATGGTTCTCATACAGTGTAGGGTTAGATGTTTTTACTACTGGTGCATATGTGTTTGAATTTGTCATTGTGTTAGCTCCTATGCTACTGATTTACGAAGGTTAAGTTTACTTTGACGTGCGATCTTACGTTCACGTTTCCAATCGTCACGTTTAGGTTTTTGTCCAACATTGGACGTTTTCTTTTTGCTCATCTTAATGAAGTTGCGCATCTCGTATTGCATTACGTTTGTCCTTTCCACGATTGCGTTTGGCTTTACTACCTTTCTTAGGCAGTATCACCTGTGGCGATTTACGTTCCTGTAACATTGCTTTTGCCACAGGGTTGCGATATGTTACAGTTTTCTGTTTCATCCGTTTGCTACCTTATCTGCTTTACGTTTGCTTGATCCATGTGCAGGGAAACCAATGATTGCATTACGGTTTCTAGCACATAACTTGCATGTCTCACAAGACACATCATCTTTGATTACGGCAGGGCATACTACTACCTTACGTCCCTTCGGGGTAGTGGTGTTGGTCAACTGATCGGCAGGAAGCACCGTTGTCACAGGTGCAATGTCCATGTCATACAAGGCATCAGCATGTGCCAATGTATTGCCAGACAGATTGACCACAAATCCCTTATCGTTCATACGTTTGACAACACTAGCATTATGCTTGCTAGTCAATACGGGATAGTGTGTATATGTCCAACCGTTTTTGCCAGTGTTAGCATCGGCAAGTTCATCATTGGCATCAGCATCAAGCTCATTGCCATCACCTGCCAAATCACCTGCCTGATTGTGCCGCCATAGTGTGCCGTCTTTCATGTTGTCAACAGTGTGGATCAACTCTTGCCAACCACCACCACGTTCACCACGTGTGACCTTTGCCCAGTGCATAGCTAGTGGGCCACCGTTTGCATAGCATCCACCTTCGTTTGCATTGTTGAATGGGCAAGTACTAGGGCAAGTGTCAGCACTTGTAGTGGTTACTGGTATCTTACCAACCTTGCGGTTGTTTGATTTCATTGTGATGTGAACATTGTAAGACATTGTTTTACTCCGTAAGATTGTCCAACATTGGACGTTTCGATTTGGTAGTTAGTATACGTATACGTTATATATACTTTCACTAAAGTATCAAGTATATATAACTTATACTATACATAATGGTGGCTGTAAGTTTCATCCAAATCCTCAAATGCAGCATCCCATTCGTCGGGTGTGATGCCTGTCATAATGAACTCACGTTCATCAGCAGTAAGGTTGGGCATAGCATTCTGAATTAAAGTACCATTAGCCCATGCATCTAATTGTGCAATTGTAACGTCAATGCTCATAGTGTGAGTATTGCCAGTGAGTTGAGATGTTTTTACGATTCTCATAATTAAACTCCGTTTATATTGTCCAACATTGGACGTTTAAGTTAGCAGGTAAAAGTACACTTGGGTTGTAGACGGGATGGCCTATCTTCACACCATTGATTATGTATAGTGAAAGTTAAATATAACTTCCAAGTGTACTTATATCTGCTTAAACCCATTCGGCATGGATGTTGTCCTGTTCAAGCCACCGCATTGCAGTGTCAATGTCAGGCGCACCTGCTGCCATACAAGCATTGATGGATGCATCTTCATCGGCACGTTCCTGTGCCAAGTCCTCTGCTACCCAATCGTAGTAACGTTGGGTTTGCTTTTCGAGTTCAGCAATGTTGTCTACGTCAATGCTATGACCATTACTATATGGTCTAACACCATGATACTCTTTGTGAGCATCACTATATGCTTGGTAAGCAATGGCATATTCTGTGAGGCGATTGTCCATATTTAAACTCCGTTTATATTGTCCAACATTGGACGTTTTCAGTTTCGGTTTAGTATTATACATATGTTATATAACACTTTCACTAAAGTATCAAGTGTTATATAACTATGTAATACTATATAGTCAAGTGCCATAAAAAACCAACAAGGCAACCATCATTATGTATGGCACGACAACCATAAGGGCAACGGGATGCAGCATTGAGCCAAGCACAATGACGCAAATGCTAGTGACCAATGCCGTAGCACATAGCATAGCTATGGCAATGATTACTACAATGATACGATCAGCCATCAATTTGCCCCACATATTTTGTTGCTTGCTTTAAAGCATGGGCAAGTTTATCGGCATTGAGAAATGCCATTGCATCCTCATCCATAGCCCAATCGTTACGTGTGGCATGTTTGATCAACCATAGGCCAATAGGCACAAACTTCCATGTGCCATTGCGGTCATCTATAAGGGCAATTTCAACCATGCCATTTTCAGAACCTGCCCCAACATTCTGGGCAATAGAGAACTCAAAACCTTTACCAAGGTTTATGTGTATGTTTGGTTGCTTATCCATCATTCAACATCTTTCCATCCACTATCGTGGATTAATGTAGGTGCGATCCTATACATATCTTCGGGCGACCTAGTGTTTGCAATTAAATTGTCCAACGTTGGACTTTCCATCTCCTGCGCAAGGGCATGTGCAAATTGCTTTTCAGCAACATCAAGCACGTGCTGCTCTACACTTGCCTTTGTGTGCGGCAGCAAGTACCGCACACTTGTGTGATCTTTAGTGCGACCCATTATGCCGCAGCTTTCGAGTTATGCTTTTGGCGGTTTTCAAGTACCGCCATGAGATCAAGCACGATTTCTTCAAGATCAAGATCATTAAGATGAGCTTGTTTCACAATGGTGTTCACCATTACAGTGTGTGAAACCTTTTGTTGTGGCGGTTGAGATTGTCCAACATTGGACGTTTCACCTTCGGTGGTTTCAGTTTGTGTTTCACCTTCGGTGGTTGTTTCCTCACTGCCTTTGGCAGCTTTACGCATTGCAGCTTGTAAAGCTGTGAGGGATGAGCCTTTGTATTTTGCTTTAGCAATATATTCACGGCACTCTGCTTCATTTTCAATGAACCATAGAGCTTCGGAACGGCGGCGTTTGTCAATCGCAGCAATACCATGTGTTCGGAGAACATGTGTCGGTATTTTAGAGCTACCGCAGTTGGATTTCAATTGCTTTAGCAAGTTGCCAAGCCGAGTATCAAAACCATTCTCTTTGATGGTTTGCTTTAGGCTGTTCACTTGACGCCAAATTGATCCAAGGGCTTTGCCCTCTTTTACCAAAGCATCCATTGAAGTACCTTCAACTGTGACAGTTTTTGCTGTTGATTTTGAGTTTGCCATTTTGAGCTTCCTTTATCTATATTCTGTTTTTATATGAGAAATGTATATCTCTCACAAGAAGTGAGATATACTTTATCATTAAAAACTAATAGAATATAGTATAAGTTTTGTCCAGAGAAAAGTTGCCTCA